GCGATGACATTGCACGAGAAGTCAGAAGCCTATTTGCCAGTGCCGACCGGATCGGACGACGACGCGCTGCTTCTTGACGCCTGGCGCGAGGCGCTCGCCGAGGCGCTCGATACCGAGCGCCGGCAATGGCAGCGCCAGCGTGAGCTGATCGAGGCGCAGGCCGCAGCGACGATCTCCGAGTTGCGGGCAGTCGTCGCCGAGTTGCGCGGCGAGGTCCGGCAGATGGTCGCGGATGGGCTGAACGGCGCTATGTTGCTACCGCCCGAGCTGGCCGGGCAAGTCGCAAGTGCGGCGCGCCAATTGCAGGAGCCGATCGCGAGCGAGCGCCCATCGAAGGTCTTGCGCATCGAGCGGGATGAGAATGGCGCGCTCGTGCCGATCTATGACGAGCCACAGCCGTGATCATCAATCTTTCGGAAGCCGCGAGCAACAAGATGCTCGACACACTCGGCGGCATGATGGACGGCGGCACCATCGAGCTGTCGTCGGATAACGGTGTAACACTCGCGGTGCTCAGACTCTCCAATCCAGCGGCCACTGCCGAGGACGGCAACCTGGTGTTCAACAAGATCGCCGAGGAAGACGCTGCACTTGCGCAAGGCAATGCTATGTCGGCGCGGGTCATGGCATCGGATGGTTCGCTGATCTTCACTTGTTCGGTCGGTGATGAACAATCCGATTCGGTCATCAAGCTCAACAGCACCACAATCCATCGGAACGGCCCGGTGCGGATCACATCCTTCCGTCTGGGGATGGCATAATGGCGGTCAATTACGATGCGGCGACGAAAACGGCGCGCATGGCTGCCACGATCTTGCAGATCGACGCCAATGCTTCGCCTGCTTACATCGAGATATGCACGGCGTCGTTTGCCGCCACGCTCGTAACCATCACGTTATCCGATCCTAGTTTTACGGAATCGGGTGGCGTGATCACCATGGCCGGGGCGCCAAAATCCGGCGTCGCGACCAATGCCGGCACCGCGGCGGTGGCGCGCATCAAGGACGGCGGCGGGACGACCAAAGTGAATAACCTTTCAGTCGGCACCAGTGGCGCCGATGCCAATCTCAACTCCACGACGATCAGCGTAGGTCAAACCGTGACTATGACCTCGGCAACGATCACGCACGCGACATGACCGCCCATCTCGTTGGCGACGAAAACGTCGTTCATACGACTGAAACATCCAGCGGCAAGGTCCATACCAATAGCGGCCATCCGATCGTTGGAACGCTGCAAGAGCTCGTCGGCACGCTAGCGGCGATCGAGGCTGGCGATACCGCGGCGATGGCCGGCCTGGTCGGTCGCTCCGGGGCGCTTGCGGCAACGGAAGGCGCCGACGCGGCTGTCCTTGCCGGGCTGGTCTCGGTTTTCGGCGTGCTGGCGGCGACCGAGGCGGCAGATGTTGCATCGTTTGCCGCGACGGCCGTAACGCTCGGCACGCTCGCCGCAACGGAAGGGGCGGATGTATTTGGGGCAACCGGCATCGTTGCGTCGGCCGGCGAGATCATCGGTTCGCTCGCGGCCGGCGAGGGCGGGGACACCGCGGCAATTGCTGGTGTCGTGCCGGTGCCGGTGGTCGTTGTGGTCGGCGGCGGCGGTTACTATCCGCCCGAGCGGCCCCTCCCGGTCGAGGGCTCCGGTTACGGCATACTGCCGCGGCTCGAGGGCGAAGCGCATGGCGTCGTGGTCGGCGTCCGCGCCGCAACGCCGGTTCGGATCGAGCCTTGCTCCGAATCGGTCGGTATCGGTGCGGCGCGGCTGTCAATCAAGGCGGTGGCAACCGGCAATCATGGCCGGATCGGCGCCGGGATTGTGATGCTCCGAGCCGGCGCCGTGGGCTCGGGCGTCGTCGGTACGCGCGGCAAAGGTTCAGGCATGGTCGCTAATCTCATGGGCACTTCTTCCGGGCAACATGACGACGACGAGGCCGCCGCTATCGCATGGATGTTGGCAGCATGACCATTCCCGGTTCGCAATATTCGCTGCTCGACGGGCTCAGTACTTGCCTTGCGGTCGCACAGCGGGCGCTCATCGAGGTGCGGACGCTCGCACGAATTCCAGGGCCAGAGGGCAAGCGCGGGCCGGCCGGCGAGCGCGGGGAAGCCGGCAAAGCTGGACCAGCAGGGCCGGCGGGACGTGCCGGCATCGACGGCAAGGCCGGCGAGCCCGGCCCACAGGGCAAGCCTGGGGCGCTGCCGGTGGCGCGCGATTGGACACCCGGCATCGTCCATTATGCGGGCGCCGTCGTCGCCCATGCCGGCGCCACCTACCAGGCTACCCGCGATACCGGACAAGCGCCGGGTCACGCGGATTGGATCTGCCTGGCGCGGCCCGGCCGCGATGCCGCGATGCCAACGGTACGGGGCACGTTCGCCGAGGGCCAAACCTATGCGGCGCTCGACATCGTCGCGCTCGGCGGCTCGAGCTTCATTGCCCGCCGCGATGGGCCAGGAGCCTGTCCGGGCGAGGGCTGGCAGCTCATCGCCTCGGCCGGCAAGCCAGGCAAGCCCGGACCAAAGGGCGATGACGGCGCGCGCGGCGAACGTGGTTCCACCGGGCCGACCATCGTCGGATGGCGCATCGACCGCGAGGCCTACACGGCGCAGCCGGTCATGTCCGATAACAGCAAGGCGCCGATGCTGGAGTTGCGTGCGCTGTTCGAACAGTTCCACGAGGCGCGCTGATGGCCGACATCTGGGTCAAGGTGCTGACGCCGGCCGAGAGCTATGCGCTCGTCACGCTGGATGAAGTCAAGAGCATCCTCGGCCTGCCGCCGGCCAATACCAGCGAAGACACGCAGTTGCAGATGTGGATCGACCAGTACAGCGATGTCATCGCGACGATGTGCCAGCGCGTGTTCGCCTACGAGCAGGTCGCCGAAACCTGGCGGGGCAACGGGACGCCATTCGATAGTCCGCGCCTGTTTCTGTCGCACTATCCGGTTGCCGACGCCGATATCGTTTCGGTGGAGTCGCCGCGGGGGAATATCCTCGATCCATCGGTTTACGAGGTCGAGCCGCAATCCGGTAAGATGCGCATCGACGGCGCCTGGACCGATCCGGTTACCGTGACCTATAGCGGCGGTTATCTGCTGCCCGATGCCGCGCCGCCGGCGCTCAAGGCGGCGACCATACTATTGATCCAGGCGGCGCGGCTGCAGCAGCGCTTGAACGCCACCGGCGGCGTCCGAATGGTCCGGCATGGCGACACGATGGTGCAATATTTCGATCCGCTGCAGGTGCTCGGTAAGGCCGCACCCACTGCGCCATTGCAGGCGGCAAACGATTCCGTTGTCGGCTTGCTTAGTGCCTACATGCGCTTTGATGTATGATCGTCGTGCCTGGGGGCGTGGATGACCATCGACTTTAGCGAACAACTATACGACCCGGTCTATGCGGTGATCGGCGTGCCGGCGGTGCTGATCGTGGCAGGGAGCGATGGCGCCGAGGTCGCGATCACCGTGATCGACGACACGCGGCCCAACGTGCTGCCGATCGCATCCGGGGGCGGCACGCCGGCGGACGTGCGCAGCGTCAGTCCTGGCGCCTTTGTCCGTATTCCCGAACTCGCCGCAAAGGGCATAGCGCGCACCGACTATGCCGATGCGGTGCTGGCCTTCAACGGCCGGACCTGGATCGTTCGTTCGTGGGAACTGCGTGGCAGCCCGAACGGCGAGGACATGGGCGAGGTTAGATTCGCATTGAAAGCCAATGCCGTTGGTTGACGTTCGCGAGGACATCCTGGCCCGGTTGCTCGTGGTGGTAGCGAGTATTCCGAATATTAAATTGGCCCAGCGCAACAATATCGAGATCCCGGAAGACCAATTGCCGGTGGCGCTGGTGTTCGACGGCGACGAGGAAACCGACGACGCCTCCGACTTGTCGATGCGGCCCGCCAACCGGCCGACCATGGTTCGCATGCACCCGGAAATCATCATCGCACAGCAGGCCGACGAGGTCGGTTCCGATCTGACCACCTTGCGGCGGGAGCTGATCAAGCGGGTACTGACCGATACCGTGCTCAACGAGCAGATCGTCAAGACCGGACGGAATGGCAACGGCGCAATTCGCTATCTCGGCTGTCGGACCGACCTCGGCTTGGGCCGCTCGCTACAGGGGGCGCTGCTCGCTGAGTTCATGTTCAAGTACGCACTCAAAATAGAGGATCTATGAGCCATGCCATCGACGTCACCGAACGTTCAGAACTATCACATTGGCAAAGGCATAGTGTCGTTCAAGGAAGTCGGCGGCACCGCCTATGTTGACCTCGGCAACGCGCCGAAGTTCATATACACGCCGGCGGTCACCAAAAAGGAACACTTCTCGTCGCGTGAAGGCATCAAAACGAAAGATTTTACCGCCATCACGCAGATCGGCGCGACGATAAAAGTCACGCTCGACGAGATCACCGGCGAAAACCTCGCCATGTTCGCGCTCGCTACGATGGACACCACGACGCCGGACGTGGTCACCTTGTCGGGCCTGTCGAAGGCCGAGTTCATCGGCGACATCAAGGTGGTCGGCACCAACGACATCGGCCAGCAGGTCGACTTCGACGCTACTGTCTCGTTCATCCCGTCCGGCGATTTCAGTTTTATCACCGACGCCGACGACTTCACGGTGATCGAACTCGAGGCCGAGGTGATGAAGGGGACGGCCGGCGACTTCGGCGTCTGGACCATCCGCGACGGCGTACCGCCTGCGGGACCGTGAGGGAGATCGGCATGGCAGATTTATTGGACATCGCACCGTCGACCGCGGTCGAGGTGGTCAGGATCGACGGCAACAGGATCATCGTGCGCGGCCTGCATGGTGATGCCATCGCGGCGATCGTGGCGCGCTTTCCCGAACTCGCCACACTGCTCGGCGGCATGGGTAGTGATATCGGGTCGCGGCTGATCGAGCGGTTCGGCAATGCCATCGGCCCAATCATCGCGGCCGGCTGCGGGCATCCCGGCGAGGAAAAATACGAGCAGCACGCCGCCACGCTGCTGGTGGAATATCAGTTGAAATTATTGAAAGCTATTGTCGGGTTGACATTCCCAAACGGAATAGCCGCCTTCGTCGAGGCGCTGACGAGCGTCCTCGGCGCAACGGACGAGGCGGCAAAGACAGTCAAG